CCTCTATACTCGCACCTGGCATCAGGACGGTCACAGCCTTGACGAGCGCCGCATCGACGATCTCAATCCGCCCAACCAGTTCGTCCATTTATTTTATAATGTTTTATAATAATAAATGGCCGTTGACGCTTATACCATTTTCCTCGGCCTTTTCGTGCTCCTGTTCCTCGGTCTAGGAATTTCCAACTTTGTCGAGACGAAGAACGAGCAGGACCAGACGACGGGCCGTGCATTCTTCGCCATCCTGTTCATCGTGCTGGGCCTTGGACTAATTCCACTTAAAATAAGCAACCCCTAAAGTACCAAGAAGATGAAGCACCTCGTCGGACACATTGAAGGCGTGTGGATCTCTCGGGTCATTCACCTCGAGAAAATTATGTATCGAATCGCTGAAAGGTGCGGGTTCACAGTCGTGGGCCGATCCTTTCACCAATTTGAACCCCATGGAGCCACGGGAGTTCTCGTGCTTTCCGAGAGCCACTTTAGCGCTCACACGTACCCTGAATTGAACAAGATTTACATTGATGTGTTCTGTTGCTCCCCTAATTTCGACACTGAATTGACCTCTCTCGTCATTGAGGAAGAGTTTGCGGCTCTGAAGGGCTCGTGGCAGGTTGTGGGACGGTAGGCTTTCGAGGTCTGATATTAGCCTGGCGAGGAACTTCAGGGAAACTATAAGTACATTCACCTATCTTTTTCGATTGTTCGATAAAAGTCATGGGGTCCATGCACCCTTTCATAAAGTTACACGTCCAACAACACGGAACGGTGTTTTCTGTTGTGTAACTTCCCTGTTGGTTCAGACGATCTATGCCGTTCAGCCGGACTTCGAGGTCCAAGTGACCGCAATAAACACACGGACTTGTGAGCATTTTCTCAGCCTCTTCATCTGTGAGATGCCATTCTATGTCTTTGGATTCAGCGGTTCTTCTTATACCAGACAATCTGTCTCTAATATTGAGCTTTTTCCAGTGTGATACTCTATCCTTTGTTTTATCGGTTTTCACCCATTCACAAGTCTGCTGCATGTTATGCTCTTTTGGTTCGACTTCTCCATTTTTTTTGCGTTCCCGAAATGCTTTAGAATAGTTCTTTTCTTTGTTGAGTTTTGCGTGATATTCTCGACGTTCGGGGTCCGCGTCTCTAGCTTTATTCTTCTCGCGACACTTTTTACACGTGTTACATGGACCACGAGCCCCTTCAAATTCCGCAAGAGGTTGTGGAGCGCGAGTACAGTTTGTACACTTTTTGGTTTGTTCCGCCATCCTTAATATATGGGGGGTCTTTTCTTTAAACCGATCCCAGGAACTCGGATAAAGTTCTTGGGGCCGAAGCCCGTTTTTTTGGCGAGTGGGGTTAACCACCCATATGAAATATAATAAAAGCAAGTCCTCCCATTTAATTGCTAAATGCGAGGCCCCCCATCCCGGATTGAATGCGCAGGATGTTGTAGTTCACCGCGAACATCTTCTGCAGAGGCGCCGCCAGGGTCTTCATGTTCAGGGACACCTGAGCGTTGTCAATGCGCGAGAAGTTGCAGGTGCCGGTTGGCTGGTGCTCCTCTGGCTGCAGGGCGAAGGAGTACACGTAGATGCCTGGGTAGGGCGTGCCCGAGTGGTACACGTATGGCTGGTACTGGTTGAAGTACTTGCCCAGCTGCTCCTTGAAGCGGTCCTGGCCGTTCAGCACCAGCTTGAAGTCCTTCATTGGGCCAACCTCCTTACCGGCGGCGCCGGCCAGAGCGGTGCCCTCCTCAATCCAGAAGATGTTGGACGCCGACGCGGTGTTGGCGCCGAACAGACGGGGAGCGCCAATGGTGTGGGGCAGATTGCCACCGCCGATCACGAGGGGAGAGACGTTGGAGGTAACCTGCACGTTCGCGCACGACGTGGAGAAGTTCCACATGCTGTTGGTGGCAGTGGAGGCGGTGTTCTGGTAGCACCACACCAGCTCCTTCACTGGGTGGTTGAAGGACAGGCGCACCGTCTGGGCGAGGGAGGTGATGGAGTCACCACCGGTGTGCTGCACCTGCTCGATCAGGTACTCGTGGCCCTTCTGGGCGAAGCGGCGACGCTCCTCAGTGTCCAGGTACACGTAGTTGGCCCACACCTCGAACACCTGGGAAGAGGCGCCGAAGTAGTTGGTGAAGGTGGACGTCAGGTCGAAGTCCAGGCGGACCTCGTGGTACTGCAGGGCAATCAGGGGCAGGTACAGGCCGGGGTTGCGGTTGAAGAAGAACAGCAGGGGCAGGTACACGTAGTTCTTGTTGGTGGTGTCGTTCAGCTGGGTGGTGGTCAGCTTGCCGTAGTTGATCTTGTCCGCCTCGTTCAGGAACACCTCGGCGTACAGGCGGAACCACGCCTGGTAGTGCTTGTCGATACGCTGGCCACCAATGGTCAGCTCCACTGCCGCAATGGCACGCTCAGCCACCCAGCACAGGTCAGACGTGCTGTTGTCCGAGGTCAGGTTGGCACCCGCCGCCAGGGTGGGCTGCAGAGCAACGTACATGTTGCCGACCAGATCGCCGTTGCGGGCAATGGTCACGGACACGCGGCCGCTGTTGGAGGGCGTGCCGTTCACCGTCTGCTGGATGTTCTCCATCGCAAAGTTGGTGTGGCGCTTGTACACCGCCTGGAAGAAGGTCACCTTGGGCTGACCAGTCAGATACACATCCTGAGCACCGTAAGCAACCAGTTGCATTAACCCGCCGGCCATTTTCGCTTTGTATTATTCCCCAAGAAAAAAATTTAGACGGATTTCCATTTAAACCCACCGGCTGAGCGACCCCTTCCCTTGCAGCACCTACCTATATGAGACCTATCAGTGTTTGACTTTTCTGATGCTTCCCTTATATTATCATATTCTGCTATAAGGGTCTTCAAGTCAAAGGACCATTGCTGGATCTTAGTAAACTTCATAACCTTGTTGTCCACCTGGGGTTCGGCCTGATTCACAAACTTCCACTGGAACCCTCCCGCAGTTTTTCGACCCTCCTTTCCGTTACATACACGGCCTATGTTCACGGCCAAGGCCCCGTTACCCCCTGAAGCTTCCTCGATCGACACAAACGTCCTGAGGAGTTGGGCGCCATCCTTGGACCACTGCTGGACGGATTTTAGATTAGCTAACCTAATCAACTCACGAGCCTCCTCGTCGTGGTGCTTCCCAAACATGGCGTGACGGTCGCCGGAGCGGACAGAGCTCATAAGTTCCTTTGTGTCCTCATGAAGAACCTTGTTCCTGTTCCCGCCCGTCTCATTGTTGTACCCGCCTGGGGCCAAGGTTCCACGATGGGCAATCTCCTGGATCTCGAGGTCGTCCAGGCGCTCTTGCCAGTTTCCGTCCCTGGGGAAACTGTGAAGAATTTCAATCTGAAATTTGTCCCATCCGTGTAGACGAATGGCGTTGTACAGGTGTCTTTTCCGGCCGTTGTTAACGTCGGAGATGTGTCCGTTCAGGCGAATTTGAAAGTCGTCCTGAACCGTCTGACCTATATATTCCTTACGTGGCTCGAGCTTGCACTTTATGGAATACACAAAGGGCATGCACTACTGAAACTAGCGTAGATTTCTTTAGACGAGACGTGCGCCCAGACGACGCGCCGATTTTCTGGCGCCCTATTAAATGTCTCGCGTGCCACGCCCGCCACCCCCAAGCCCCCCACACGAGGACGAGGAGGACGAGGAGGACCTGGACGATACAGAGGAGATGGACGAGATGGACTTTGGCGACCCCATGGAGGCCCTGGGCGCTTTCCTGGCGACCGAGGACGGTGAGACCGTCGCCACCGCCCTGGTGGGCCTGAAGGACGCGACCGAGAAGATCGCCCTGAACCTCGAGATGCAGAACAAAATTCTGGTCAAAATTCTGTCAGCCGTGTCCAGCGTGAAGGGCTGTGAGTGCAAGGTGCAGCCGCAGTACATCGCCGCACCCGCTTAAAAAAGTCTGCCCCATTCTTAGTAATGTCAAGCGCCAAGAAAGTCCACACAATCCAGAAGGA